GTTGAATCTGAGCTATCAGCAGTAACTCTGGTAACTCTTATATCAACAGGAAAAGCACCTGTAAAATTTATTCTGTAATCTCTTTGGTACGCATCAGCAGTTCTACCCGTAATAGTATCTGAAATTACATCAGTAAAACCACCAGAGTTATATTGAACAGCAATTTTTAAAGAGACAGACGATCCAAGTAAATCTCCTTTATCTGTTGCTTTTTGTATTTGAGGAAAAGTTATTGTGATATTTGCAGCATCAACATTTGAGTTTGTAATCTGTCTAGTAACAGGAGAAGATTGAGTGACAGTAACTCCTACTGCTGTAACAGAAGAACTACTTTCAATACCTTCAACTTTTGTCTGATCTGACGTTCCAAATCTAGGATTGAATGTTACGTCTTGAAAATTAAAATCAGTTGTAGCTGGATTAGTTGAATCAGCAGTTGATTTTAAAACAGGAGTATCGTTTAAAAATACATCTTTTAATGCAGCATTATTATACGCAGCAGTTCCTTTTGTTCTTCCTTCTTTTGAAGCAGTAGCAAAACCTTCTATCTCTCCTTCAGAAATAAGATCAAGAAAAGTAGCAAACTGTCTACTGTGTAAAGTATCAGGAGTTCTTGTCGGTTGAGGGGGAGGTGGAGGACTACCACCACCAGAACCAATAATATTTTTAGGTGCGTCTGTCATGCTTGTACCTGCTGAGTATCAATAGCACCACTTATAACAACTGATCCTGTAACTATTTCTCCATAGACTATTGGAACGGGAGTACCTGCTCTTGATGTATTTTGCGTACCAGAAAAACTAAATGATAATTGTGGATCTTGTTCTGACTTAAATTCTTTTGGTTTAGGCAAAGGAAATAACATTTCACTTACACCCATTAATGCTATAGATGCACCTAAATAAACCATACTTTTCGCTATAAAACCTCCACCTAATCCTGCTTTCAATGAAAAAGTAGCAGCACCACCAGGTATACTTGCAGGAAGAAAAAAAGCACCTGCAATAAGAGCAGCACCTAATAATATTTTTCCAACACCTCTACCAGCACCAGCTATTACAGGAACAATATGTATATCTTCTTGTCCTATTGGGTGGTGTATTTCTTCTTGATCTATTGAATAATTACCAACTTTTACCTGATAATATTGAGGATTCATATATTTTTCTACTTGCGGAAAATTATTAACAAGAAAACTTACCGCTTTTCCAAGACTATCTACTTGTATTTCAAATTCTTTATGTCCTACAAATTCTGCAAGCTCGCCATATAATTTTAATTTACGCAACATAACGATACCTACCTCCTGTGCATTTTAACAACCATTGAGAATAAGGCTCTCTACAAGATAGTCTATCGGTTAAATGATGTAAAACATCCCCATCTAAAAAAATAGCTACATGATTTAAACCAGGAGATCCAATAGACATTAGTAACGCATCTCCATTCATTGTCTTTTCATCTGGTCTAAGTTCTCTAAAACCAGTTCTCCATGCACAGGTTTCAAACAAAGGATTAAGAATAAATTCTTCTGGAGTTGTAGGTCTATCCCAATCTTTTAATTCAATATTTTTTTCTTCTTTATACCAATCTTTTACTAAAGACCAACAATCAGTAACACCCCAAACCCATGGTCTACCTAATAAAGGTGGCTTATATCCACAAGGCTCACAATATCCCCATTGTTCTGTTTTTGGATTAACAATATGCCATGGAAGATTACTTTGCTCACAACTAATTTTATCTGCCTGACTAGGTGTAGGTGGTGTTACAGGGTGGCTATGAACAACGGCTGTTATTTCTCCAGTATTATCTGCCTTTACATAATCTTCTGGATCAATAATAAAACATTGATGATCTGTCATTGAAAGATTACGACAAGGATAATATCTTTCTTTTCCTCGAATATTTAGCAATAAACCACAAGACTCTTTAGGATCTTGGTCTTTCGCATGAACAAGTGCTTCTTCTTTCCAATTCATGCTATAAACGTACCAATCGAGGGAAACTCTGTTCTGGTGCATTGTCTTTTAGGAGCACGAATACCAGCAAGATCAAAAACAGCAGCTAATTCAAATTGTACGACTTCTCTATTCTCAGATGATTTTCTATCAATTTTATATATTTCCTGCGGAAACTCTGCTGTAGGATCTGGTGTGCCTAATGGATTTACCTGTTGAGTTGTAGTGGTTGTAGTATCTTGAGTCGTTGTATTTGGATCGTTCATCGTAATTGTATTCCCCATTCCATTTCCATGGACTGTGCAGTAATATCTCAAATCGTTTGGAGCAGAAGGATAAGCTGGCTGATAAGTTACTGTAGCTCCTGCATTTCCAGCAGTTCCAGATACAGTTGTTGTCTGTGATCCTCCAGCATCAGATTTTATTGCTAAAGGATGTCCACTATTTGAAGCATCTGATTGGTCAAAAATATATGTAGATCCTCTTTTCATTGTGATTACAGGATTATTTACACCATTAATTCTAAAAATATTCCCACTTCCAGGATTATGAACAGTGACAGTATAAGTTACAGTTTCAGCATCAGCAGGGTCAGCAATCGTTGTTGTAGTTGTTGTAGTGCTCGTAGTCACAGGAAAGTTAACAGCATCGAGATAACGTGCCAAAGTTCTGATCCTTGTCACAGTAGCTCCTGTTAGATCGTTTCCTGTTGTTACCTGATTAACATTTAACAAGATAGCTGTGATAGTTCCAAGGGCATTACTAATAGTCAAAGTAGGTCTGGGAAGTTGACCTTTTTGAAAAGCAAAACCCTCTGCCTGTATTGGCATCTTTATATATTGATTACCAGCCCAAATAATATCTCCATTAGCATTTAAACTTGTTCCATTATGAAATCTGTAGGTCTGAGCAGAACCATGCAAAGTTGCATCAGTTGTTAGTGTAAATAATTCAATTATTGCTGAAGGATTGATCTTTTGTAGATCAGTAATAATAGGAGCAGTACTCATGGTTCAAATACTTCTCTAAATGTTGCCTGTATTGTAGCTCTATTGTTATAAGGTATAGATTTATTCCATGCCTCGCAAACAAATTTCTGTGCAGTAGCTTCTCCTGGAGCAGTAAAATCAAAACTATCACTATCTTCTGCACGGGCATCAAGGAAGCTTTCTATTTCGTCTGCTTCTACTTCAGAAACATTGAAAGTAAAGTTATAAACTTTAGGATTTTGGTGCTCTGCCAATCCAAATAGAATCCTATGCTCATAACCATCAGCAAAACTAATAGTTCTAGTATTTGGTGCGGATCTTTTTTGTTGTCCGTATGTAGGTTTTATTGAAGGAAACGTAGCCATTATGCGAGCATACCTCCTGGTCGTTTTTGTTTAATTAATTCTGATTGTATAGCAACTGATATGATGCGACCAAGTTCTCTACTTTGTTGTTCATCTCCTTCAACAGAAGAACCAGAGGCATCTACGTTTACAACAATATTTGTTGAACCTCCAAGATCGGAATTAGGAACTATACGACCACCTGCATTTGGAACAAACATTTCTGCACCACGTTCTCCAACCATATAACTTTTACCTGCATTTACTATTCCTCCGTTTGCTCTTCGACCCATACCTCTTGAACCCAACATCCGATCGCCACTTGTTAAGCCTGTCTCTCCTACCTGACCAATAGTAAACATACTACTAAATAGACTTAAAAATCCTTTTTGAACTTGTAATGCAAGAAGTTGTGCAGCAAAATCAAGAAAATAATCTGCAATTCTATTTAACATATTTCTAAAAGCATCTTGAACACTCATCGTTCCTTTAATAATTCCCTTAAAAGAATCTTCAAATCCTATTTTTATTTGATTACTTAAATCCAAAACTTGTCGCATTGGGTTTAATAATTTTCTTATTTCTTCTTCGGGTGCTTTAAATTCTTGAACAAATTGTAATTTTTCTACATTATTACTAAGTTCATCAACCAGTTTCTTAGCTTTTTCAACACTTAAATCAAACTCTGGAGGTAACTTACTTAAAGCATCTTTTAACAAATCTGTATTTTGAAGTATAGGAACAAGAACCTTATCAACTTCTCTTAATCTTTCTAATGTAGATTTACTCTCATCTTGCAATATTGCTTGTATTTCGTCATTTTCAGCTATTATTGCCTCTAAAACTCTATTAAATTCTTTATTTCCAAAAGCTGTAATATCAGCAAGTTTATTAAACTCTGTGAGTTGTTCCGTAATACCTACTCCTCCCTCTGTAAACCTTTTTACTCTTTTTAGACTTTCTTCAAATCTTTCTGTAAATACATCTGCTTGTTTTGATGCTAATAAAGAATTAATTATAAAATCATTCGCAGCTTCAGCACCTTCGGTACTCAATATTTTATATGCTTCAAATTCTGTTCCTAAAGTTAGCTCTTCACTTAACTGTTGAATCCTCGAAAGAGTGCTTGAAAAATCATTTAAACCAATCGTTGCATCAAATAAATCTCTACTTCCAAAAAGTCTTGCTAAATCTAATCCTCCTACATCTGCAAATTTACTAAACTGTGCAACTAATTCAGTGGCTTCTTCTTTGGTAATATCTAAATCTTTTCCAAGTGCTTTGATTTCTTTTCTTGTAAATTGAGTTGTAGCACCTGCATTTTTAAGATCTTCATTTAAAGTTCTTACTGCTTTTCTAAAGTTTCTTATTTTTTCGATTTCAGCAGCAATAGCAGTAGCAAAAATAGATGCAGCAAAACCACCTCCAGGTGCAAGTGCTCCACCAATACCACCAGCTAAACCACCGAGAATAGAACTTAAACCACCAGCACCAAATAATGCAGGGAAACCTCCACCAATTAATGCACTACCAACACCACCTTTTAAACGACCTGATGCTCCACCAGGCATAGCAAAAAGGCCACCAGGCGATCCTCTTCTTCCAAAACCCATTTTTTCAGCACGCGTAAGAGGTGCTGCTGCACCTATTTGTCCACCTTTAACACCAAATGGTAAATCTTTAAATACTGCTGCTGTAGCTTGTTGAGATAAGATTTGTGATGATTTTTTGGTCGATACGGCTATTTTTTTAGTATCTTTTCCGATATTGGTTATCTTGTCAGCAGCTTTACTAAAATCTAAAAATCCAGTGTCTCTAATCGGATTAGTCGGAATTGCTCTTGTTCTTGCAGCTTTAAAATCTGCTGCTGAAACTGTTCCACCTGCTTTTAATGTTTGGCGTAGTCTTAACTTGTTTAAAAGTTTTTCTTTCGCCATTAATTGATTATTATGTTCTTTTTCTACATTTACTAATGCTCTTGCTGCTCTATTAAAACTAGAAGTACCTACTGCTGCTTTATCTAATAATCTTCTAGCTCTTACAAGTTGCTTGTTAAAACTATTAATAGATACTGGTAAAACTTTATTTTGCTCTCTCGCTTGTTTATTAAATTCAGTTATTTCTTTTGTAGCTCCTCTTAATTCTTTACGAAGAGCAATTAACTTATTAGAATTTTTTAATGCAATAGCAATATCTACATTATAATTAGCCACTTGCTATAAAAATTAAAACATTTTCTCTATATTACCTTCTTTTGCCTCTTAAAGCATTAGTTTTTTGTGCTTGTTCTTGTTGTTTTTTATATTCATCATGTTCAATCTCTGCATAGGCAGCCCAACCTATCATTTCTTCCATCGTTAGGGTTTCACATAATTCAGCAACAGTTTTATGTAATTGTTTTGCTAAACCATATATAAACTGCCAATCTTTATTTGCTTTTTAAATCGGCTTTCGCCTCTTTTACCTCCTTTTCAGTACCTACAGTAATCATTGCTATTTGTATTTCTTCAAGAATTGAAGCTGAAACTTCTCTTCTTAATGAAGCCTTATCTCCATCTTGAAAAAGTCTTACACCATCTTTGTCTAATGCTTTTTCGATCATCATTTGTAAAGCATAATCATTAGTATCATCAGTACCAGTTTTTTTTGAAATAGATTCTCTTTCAGCAATAGTCAATGGATGCCAATAAATAGTAAGAATAATCTCACCATCTTGTTTTACATCATGCTTGTAAAGCTGAGAAACTCCAAACTTGTTCCTTAAAAGATCAACTGCTCTAGTCATGTTAATGTATAGCTATTATCATTATACTAAGCGTTGGCGGTAAATTGACAAGATATTAAGCCTAAAAAGTGTGAAGAATCATCACGTTCTATCGGTGTAACTCCAACAACGTCAAGAACTCTCGGAGTACAACTAAATGTATCGGTGTAATTAGAGGCATTAACAGAAGTAAGTCCATCAATAACTGCCTCTCCTAATGCAGATAAAGTTGCACTACCTTTACCTCTAGGAACATAAATATTACATTGAATAACACCAGAATAAAAATCCTGTGATGCACCTTGAGTTTGAGTGGTTGCCTGTGCAAAATCAACAGACATGACAATATATTTTTTAGTTTTACCAGGAGTCTTATAAACCATATTGTCATAAACCATTTCAACAGTAGCGTCTACTGCTGCAACTGCATCTGTTACTGCTTTTTCAAAAGCTGCTCTGGTGTTAACTAAAGTCATGGATTAGTGTAATCAACAAATACATCATCAGTACCACCAAATATACCAACACCTTTTAGTTCTCTTACATTATCTTTAGATTCATATTTCACTCCAGAACCATATGTACCAACACCTAATTTTGGTTTATTTGTAAATATTCTATTAATTAATTTACCTAACTGACCCTGTACATATTGAGGCACTCCACTTCTGGGAGAGGCTAAAGCTCTAGCTGCATATTCTGATCTATTACCAATAAATACTTTTGAATAAGGTTTAAAATTAAATGGTATCTTATCAAGAAATCTAGGTTCAACTACTGCACCTGGAGCTTTTGTACCATTTCTCGAGGGTTTAATATTACTCCACGGAGCAATTTCTTCTCTTGATTGGTCTGGACTAGGTCTTTGCGTACTTGCTGTCCAACTAGAAGCAAAAAAACCAGTATCAACAGGACTATTCTCTTCAGTTGATAAATCAGTAATAATTGCTCGTACCAAAATATTTAAATCTCTTTCTAAATTGCCTTCCAAATCTGGAACAATATTGTCAATATTTTTAGTAAAAGGTTTAGGTTTACGTTTGGCCATCAGAACCTCACTAATAAAGTGAACAGATAAGTCTGTCCACCTTGCCTTGTATCTATATTAACTATCTGTCCTACTCTTGTAGATCCAGCATAAGTTAATGTAACTTCATCTTGAAAATCAGGTTGATTATCTCCAATCAAATCGGGAGTAATGTAAACTTTGGCTTCTCTTCTTTCCCTACCATCATCTTCAGTAGAAATTACAAACTCAACAGGAGCATCAAAACTATAAGCAGTATCACTTGTAGAATAGACACCTGTACTTGTGTTATAGCTTCCTGATGCTTTTTTTGTATAAGTAATAGTTGAATCTAAAGAAGCTCCAAGATCAGCTACAACCTGTTTAGCTACATTCTTTAATAAAGAATCAAGTTGACCTGCCATTATCCTCTAACCACCCTAAGTTGAAAACTTCCTGCTCCACCAAGAACATAAGCTCCTAAATAACTTTGTAACCACGGATAAACGTCAAATACATTATTAACAGAACCCGTACCCTGACTCTTTGTATTGTATTTAACTTGAATATCTCCTAGCTTTACTTCTTCAAAATTACCATCAGTTCCAGTACTACCAGTAATTGCATCAGTATCATTTGCCAAAGCATTAGCTAATTCAAACTGTGCATATTTAATATTTTGTGGAATCAGAGTACAAGCTAGTTCAACACCATCAACTTGATAATTAGTTCGAGGAAACTTTAATGCTTGGTCATCATCACATCTATCTCCGTAATAAACCAATGTATCAATCCATCTTGTAGCTGATATTAATGCTCGATTTTTTTTATCATCAGATTTATTATCCCATTGAGTAGAACTGGGAACAGTTTCAAAGTATGAGTCTGCTTCAGCTAATGTGACATAGCTATTAGCATTTGCTCCTTTTATTGTTGCGTCTATAGTAGCTGCCACGATTGTTTAGTAATTTATCTGTATTGT